CTTTTCAAGGATTTCTAAACACACTCCGTAAAGCATCTGCCCGATCTTTCCGTAAGTGTCTTTTGCCTTGATCTGCTGTTCCTTAATCTCTGCCATAGCCATATTAAGCTGCCTTGAAAGTTCAGTATCATATTTCTTTTCATTTTCACTTCTTATTACATTTTTAACTTCAATCATACTATCCTCCTTATAGATTAACCTTTAGCTGGAATAATTTTGATAAATATCATGCCATTCGTGCGTCTCATCCACTCTTTACATTCATTCAACGTAGGAAAATATGTATCTACATTAAGTCCAGCTTCGATCGTGCCTTGACTTTTTTTATCTAATCGCACTTGGCTTTTACCTTTTCCAGTCTCTTTTCCATATCCACAATCTTTAATCTCATATAGTCCGATATACTCTCCTAATGAATAAGTACCATCGTCATTTTGAATAGCCTCATGAATTTCCATAGCATATCCATATGATTCTTGAGTATATGCCACATATCCAATCTTCATTCGATCACCATGACTTCCATGAGAACCCTTGAAATATCCAGTAGTAGTTACTAATTTTAGAAATTGTCCTTCTTCATCATAATGAGTATAAAGATAATCACCAGGATCTGTAGGTGGATCTTGATCTGCTAATATGTAACTCATCGCTTGTTCATGAGCTGTCATACCAAAAACATTAACAGATAATAGTATTGAAAAAATAACAATTAATAATATTTTTTTCATATTTCCTCCAATCTAAATAAGTCATCAGTTAATTCTTTTCCAGTCTTTAATAGTTCAAAATTCCAAGTCTCTATACTGTCTTTTACTATTAAATAATAATAAAAACAAGTTTTATTTTGACCAATACGATGTATACGTTTTTTTGACTGTTCCCACAAATCACAAGACCCAATTCCTAATGGTAAACTAAAATAAATAACCTTATTAGCTTTCTGAAGATTAAGACCATACGCACCTGCCTGATATTGTACGAATGTCACAGAGTCACTTTTATCTTCATAGGCATATAAATCTTTATACTTACCATTAACTATGCTCAGAGGACGACTCTGTGAATCAGAGATATGCTTCAAAACATCTAGTTCATCATTAAAATTATAAAATACAATTAATCTATCTTCTGTACTCTCTACTAAGTCCTGAAATGCTTTAAGCTTATCTTCATTGTATTGACCACAAAGCTGTCGCTCATATAAAATTCGTGTTAAAATATTATCACCGATAAGTTCTTTATCATTTATCTCAATATAATGATGTTTTTTAAAGAATTTATATTCTTTATTCTGATCAATATAAATCATTTGATCAATCTGATCTGGTAAATTGATAACTTCATTGGTCTTCTTAAATATCGCACCAAACTTAGCAAGACGTTTTTTGAGATGGTCTACATTTTTATAACCAATAATCTTTTTATCCCAATAACCATCAGCAGTTTCAACCCATTCATAATCAACATATGACTTAAAATAAGTATCTTCATCGATATTCCAACCGAGTAATTTTAGTTGACTCCACAATTTTTCATATTTACCGGCCGTGGGTGTACCAGATAAAAGAATTACGTTAGTCGGTTTAAGCTTAAGAATAAATTTAGAACGATTAGCAGTACGATTAGTTATGAGCGACGATTCATCTAGCATCAATGTAAAATCTGTCAGTTTAAGTAATTCTTTACGTCGCCATACAAGATCATAATTGATAATACCGACTTTAGGATTAAAATTAGAGTCATTCAAAAATAATGATAGTTCTTTTTTATTAGTCAAGTCATAGATATACATCATATAATATTCTTTAAAATGATTTATCCAATCATTTATTTTTGATTTTTGACAGACTATAAGATTAACAGATGCATTTAGATCATATAACTTTTCTGACCCTATAAAAGTCTTACCTAATCCCATGTCATAATATACTGCGCATCGATTTTTATCCTTAATAAGATCAAGCGCTTCTTTTTGATGTGGATATAATTTCATTTATACCTCCTCATCAAAAACCGCATTCCATTCTGACTGAGTAAGTCCCAAAATCTTTTTAAGTAATAATGCTTCATCAAGAGTAAATGCGTATTTACCTTTAAGCTTATTGTTAAGCGCAACATATGTGATATTAAGTTGCTTAGCAATATTAGTAAGCGATATACCACTTCTCTCAATAAATTCTCTTAATAGTTCCATGTTACCCATTTTAGGTACCTCCTTTAATTTTTTATAATAATTATATTATAAAAAATAATTTTAGTAAACTGTATTATTTCATAAGAAATACCCTATTACCACGAATGGTCACAGATATAGTAGTAATATAATTATTATCAAGATAATTTTGAAAACTTCTTCTGAAGTTATTTGAATTCGCCCAAAGCCTTTCATCGTCGATCACTTCAATATTTTTTGCAGATGATCTCTTAAAATTTTCAACAGTTTCTTTAATTAATGTATGCTTAATCTTTGAATTAACTTTAAGATATGGCGTGGGTATTTCTTTCTTTTTTATAGTCTTAATGATCATAATCTATCCTCCATGAAATTATTTATGATATTCTATTAACTTTTATATTATGAGCTATACAACAGCATTCCCGCCATTAGGCGAGAAGCTGCTGCTTAGATAATACTTTAATCAGATCTTTATGCCATAACCTCATGATTTCTTACCTTTATGAGTAAATGCTTTTTCAATGTCCCATCCAAGAATATAAATTCTTGAGTAAAGGGTATTGGCTGATACACCGAGCTCTTTTGCCCATGCACAAATGTTCTGAGCCTTGCCATTATACTCGATCTTGACACCGCGCTTACGCTCAGGTTTTTCTATATGTGCTTCTTCAGCAGCTTTCTCATCCTGATTAGGATCTTCAGTGCTAGATATAGGAACGAGTTTGGGCTCTTCCTGCTTAATCTCTTCAGTTTCTTCCTTGGCGATCTCTTTCTCATTCTGCTTATTCATCTCTTCTGCAGCAAGGATCTTCTCGATCGCTGCTGACTTAGCTGCTTTAGTATTAATCTTGATACCAAGCTTTTCTGCTACTCTCACAAGCTCCTGCATTCTCATTGAATAAAGATGTTCTTCTCTTGTCATAATATACCTCTTTCTCCCCGTTAAGCCGTTAGGTCAGCGATTATTTATTTATCTTACATTATTAATACTATCACGCTTTTAGAGGTTTGTAAATACTTTTTTATAAAAATTTTTTAGTATTCTTCGAAACTTACTCTACAATCATTGCATGTAATGTTTAACTCCTGAACTGAATATGCTTTTGAACCACAGCAAGGACACGTGTATTTATGATATTTTTTACCAATCTTAGCTTTCTTTTTTGCTGGATCAGCTTTTCTAGAAATATCAAAGCTGTAATTCAGACCTTTAACATATTCCTTAAGATCATCATTTAACTCTGTCTTTGACCAACCATATTTAGTCTTTTCTACGATAAGACCGTGTGCTTCTGCTGCTTCTTTAAACTTCTTATTATGATACTGGCTACGATTGCAATCTTTAATCTCGTGCATCAAATTATAGAGATGTGCCATCTCATGGAGCAGCGTGCTGCAGATTTCTTCAAAAGATCTTCTCATATGCTCAGCACACATATTAATTTCGTAATACTCTTCACCATCGTTGGTTTCCCACGCCTTATAAGTCGTGCACCAACCGTAAGCTTTACCGGTTTTATCCTGTTGAATACTGATGATCGGTCTTTCAAGTTCTGATTTATAAAGATAATCATTAAACAGATCAAAAAGCTCCTCAAGATTTTTTACTGACTGCTGTAATGTCTTATTCATAATATTTTCCTCCATATTAAGTGCTTGATTTATCTTACATTATTAATACTATCATGGTTCCGGACATTTGTAAATAGTTTTTTATAAAAAAGTTTTAATATTTTCAATTTTATGTAGATATAATAGTTAATACAAAAAATAAGAGGCTCATCAGAGCCCCTTACTAGTTTTTTCTTATTATATATTATTCTTTTACATATACACTATAAAGCTTTCCATTCACACGGCTACGTTTAACATCGTATCCTAAAGCAGTCTTAATTTTCTTACTCATCATGATCTGTGTAGTAGGTTTTAGACCGTTATTGCTACAATGAAGTTCATATGCAGTATATACACTACTAATTGTTTGATTTTCGATGTTTTCAGATCCGTATTCTAATATAAAGCTAAGTACTGAATCATTTCCTACTTTATATATTTCCATTTCTTTATCTGCCGCTGCACAAGTACTGAATCCATTCCTCATTATTATATTCATCAAAGCATTGACACCGAGTTTGACAAGATATTCCATGCATTCTGGTTCACAAAGTTTTTCATTTATAAACGGATCAAAGTCTGGATCCTGTTTAGTAAATACAGCATTAAATGGTATAATGATCATACGTTTAGTGACAGCACCAGTAGGATCTTTAATTCGTGGTATATTATTCGCACTAAATATAAGTGTGGCATATGGATAAAAATCAAACGGATCTTGGTATAAAAATTTACCTCTACATCTGTTACCGGTGGCAACCTGTTTGAATAAACTTACATTTAAACCATCCATATAGTTATCAGCAATATCGTCTTTAATATTAGCAAGTTTATTTGCAAGTGATGCAATATCAAGTTCTCTGGCAAGATTTGTTATATCAACTGAACTATAATTGTCATCACCTAAAAGTGTATTCAACATAAATATAAATGTTGATTTACCATTATTTTTTTCTCCAGTCAATATAAAACATTTGCCCAGCTTACTATCTCTGTAAAAACAATATCCTATACATTCTTCAATAAGTGTTCTGATTTCAGTATCATTACATGCTAACTTATTTAATGTTTTATCTACAATTTCACTATATGCATTAGGATTATAGTTCCAAGGTATCTGATTGCTGATTACATATTCTGGTGAATGCGGTAATAGTTTTCTTTCTTCAAGGTCATATATGCCATTCTTAAATAAGATATATCTCCTTGATGACTGATCTTTTTGAGGTGCTTCAATGGTCAGATAATCATATGCTTCATTTCTCTTATTCATAGGTATATTCTCAAACAACTGGATCATCGTATGTTTAATCAATCTCATATTGGGATCATAAAAACCTCGCTCTGGATCATATATACACAGCTGACCATTAGTATAGATTGTATTCTGTTCCTGGATCATATAACGGCCAAACGTATTAGTCATAAATCTGCCGTTGTCATCAAAAAACATACTTGTTGACATTTTTTGAAAAGTCTCAGGTCTTAAAATCGTATTAAGTTCATCTTCTGACATCTGATCTTTTAAGATATACTTATTAATAAGAGTAAATATATCTTTAATCTGATCTTCTGATAACTTAATCTTACCAAGAGCAAATGCGTGTTTACTAAGAGCATCGTTTCTGCCGTCACCATCTTTCATCTGCCAAAGATTCTGGCCAGTTCTTGCAGGCAATAACCAACTTGGTAATTCTGGAATATTAGTTATGGTATCATAAACTTCTTTACGTTCTTCTCCATCTACCTTAAGCGGAATATAGGTACCTTTGCTGTGAATATCTGCTTTGATTCCTAAAGCTAAGATTATGTCATGCCCGTCTTTGAACTTTTTATCGGTACGCCAATATGTATGCCCACCATGCGGTGAATATAATGCATATGTTGTTGTATCAGTTTCTTCTAATATATTAAGTATCTGATCAAATAGTTCTACATCATCAAAACTGACATCGATGATACCATCTGCGCATTGACCACCATAGCAGGACATGTCTTTTACATCTTCATATTTATATAGCTTATTATCTTTAGGTTTTTTTCCTTCTTTACCTTTACGATAGCCTTTAAATATTAGTGATTGTGAGTTGATGTCTTGCATTTGTCAATATCTCCTTTGAATAAATTATCAAGCACCGTATGCTCAGCTTTTGTTATGCGGGTCTTTCCGGCGAATTTATTTCTGACCGTGAGCTCACAACAACCAAGCGCATGAGCGACATCTGCATATGTCAGATCGGATTTTTTTAATTGTGTAAGATAATCCATTTTTAACTCCTTTCATAATTTTTTGTAAAAAATCTTACTTTATGTAATTATAGTATTTTTGCTGCGTAGTGTAAATAAGGCTTGATGAATTTTATAGCACAAATTTTTATTTTTGCTAGCGCATAAAAAATTGTTCATATGCTAGTTTTTGATTTACTGATACTTTGATATTTACTGAACTTTTACTGAGATGGTTCAAAGTATGTATTTTATGTACTTTTTTATTATATAGTATCACAATATCAGTCTTTTTCTTTATAAAAATATAAAAATATATAATATATAATAAATATATAAAGATATAGAGTTATAGAGTTATAGAAAATTATATTAATAGGGAAAATTTACTGAACTTTGTGAGCAAAACCCCGAAAGCATGACGGCTGACATCAAAACTCATGCTCAGTAAATTTAAAAGACTGAGATTTTTGTGCACATTTTGTGAGCACATTTACTGATACATAAAAAAATATTTTTATCGGTTTTACTGAACATATGATGGTTGACATATTTCTCATGAGGTTATTTACTTTTTTTATAAAAATGCGTTATAATTCACATGAAAGGAGACTAATATTATGGCAAAGGAAGATTTAATTCCTATGAGTCAAAGAAGTAAAGAGGAAGTTAAGAAAATAGCATCTAAAGGCGGAGTCAATTCTGGTAAGGCTCGTCGTAATAAAGCAATGCTTAGAGATTGTCTTCAGATTCTTATGGAAAAGAAAATGCTTGATGAAAATGGTAAGAAAATCACTGGTGCTGAAGCATTAAGTGTTGAAGTATTTCAAAAAGCACTTGCTGGAGACATGAAAGCATGGGAATTGCTTCGTGATACTGCTGGACAAAAGCCCGTAGATAAGGTTGAACAGACAAATACGAATATTACCATCGATTTTGGTGATCTAGATGACGATCAAGGGACTGAGTAAATGGATTTTGCCAGTTTATTGGCCATATGTGAGAGATTATACCACTAGATTCAATGTATATTATGGTGGAGCTGGTAGTGGTAAATCTCATTTTGTGGCTCAAAAATTGATTTTGAAATGTCTTCAATATAAACGTAAATTATTAGTAGTTCGTAAAGTTGGAAATACGCTTAAAGATTCAGTTTGGGCGATGTTTCTTAAATTACTCTATCAAATGCCACAAGTAATTAAGAACATCAATAAGTCAGATTTTACTATTGAACTTATTAATGGATCTATCATACTATTTAAGGGTTTTGACGATCCTGAAAAGATTAAATCTATTGAAGGTATTACAGATATTGTAGTAGAAGAAGCATCAGAATTGACTGAAGATGATTTTGACCAGCTTAACTTACGTCTTAGAGCAAAATGTGGAATGTTGCAAATCCACTTAATGTTTAATCCGGTTAGTAAAGCGAATTGGGTTTATAAGAGATTTTTTGAGAACGGCACGCCCGAAGATACGGTCATTATTCATACTACTTATAAAGATAATCCTCATTTGCCTCAAGAGTACATTAATTCACTTTTGAGACTTGAGAGAACAAACTCAGCATATTTCAAAATATATGTGCTTGGTGACTTTGCTACATTAGATAAATTGGTATTCCCTGTAAAAACAGTGCGACTTGTATCTGATGAGGAAGTTAAAAATCTATTATTTTGGATTGGTATGGACTTTGGTTATACAAATGATCCAACTGCTATTACATGGGGATATGTTGATCAGTCACAAAAGATTCTATATATCACCGGTGAATATAATAAAAAAGGAATGACCAATGATGTAATTGCGAAAACAATAACTGATCTTGGTTTTGCAAAAGAAAGAATCATTGCAGATGCAGCTGAACCAAAGTCGATAGCTGAATTGCGTAAGCTTGGTCTTCATAGAATAGTTGGTGCCGTTAAAGGTCCAGATTCCGTTAAAAACGGCATTGACAGATTACAGCGGTATGATATAGTCATCGATGAAAGATGTACTAATACGATAGAAGAGTTTGATAATTATACTTGGGTTAAGGATAAAAAGACTGGTGAATATATCAATCAACCTGTAGATACATTTAATCATCATATTGATTCGATAAGATATGGCACACAAAACGTTATGAAAAAGAAAGTACACACTGATAAAGAGATGACTGGTTACATGTTTTTATAAAGGAGGAAAATAAATGAAAACCTATCAAGATCTATTAGAAGTAGTAAATAATGAAACACTACTTAAACAGTTTATTATTTCTGCTATAAATGACCACAAGGGAAGCGAACAATACAGATGGGCACAGATCGGTGAAGATTATGATAAACAGCAAAACACGACGATCATGCGCTATCGTAAATTGCTTTATACAGTGAGCGGTCAAGCTATTTCAGATACTTTTAGTGCAAATCATAAATTACCCAGCAATTATTATAATAGGTTTAACGTTCAGGAGAATCAGTATTTGCTTGGTAATGGCGTTAATTTTGAAAATCAAGAGACAAAAGATAAACTTGGAACTAAGAGAAAAGCATTTGATACGATGATACAAAAGCTTGGTAAAATTGCTCTTACTCAGGGTGAAGCGTTTGGCTTTTATAATTTAGATCATATTGATGTTTTTGAATTTCTTGAATTTGTTCCTTTATATGATGAAGAAGATGGTTCACTTAAAGCAGGTATCAGATTTTGGCAAATAGCTGAATCTAAGCCATTAAGAGCTACCTTATATGAGATGGACGGCTATACTGAGTATATCAGACATAAAGAAGATCCAGAATTGATGATATATAAGGATAAGAGACCTTATGTCTTAAAGACTAGATATTCAGAAGCAGATGGTAAAGAAATTTATGATGGGGAAAATTATCCAGGATTCCCCATTGTTCCTTTATGGGGTAATCAGGATCATGTCATTAAAATTAGAGCGTGGCAGCCTAAGATAGATTGTTATGACTTAATAGAATCTGGTTTTGCTAATGACGTGGATGACGCGAGCCTTATATATTGGACTATACAAAATGCTGGGGGCATGGATGATGTAGATCTAGCCAAGTTTATTCAGCATATGAAGACCGTTAAGGCTGCTACCATTGATGAAGATGGCGCAAAAGCAGAAGCACATACAATGGACGTACCTGTCACCGCAAGAGAGACATATCTTAAATTATTAGAGAAAGATCTGTATAAAGATGCGATGGCTCTTGATACTGAAGCAATAGCTAATGGTAATACAGTAGCTACGGCAATTAAAGCAGCATATGAACCGCTTAACAGCAAAACAGATGATTTTGAATATTGTGTAATTGAGTTTATTCAAAATATATTAGAGCTTGCCGGAATAGATGATGATCCGACGTTTAAGAGATCAATGTTGATCAATCAGACTGAAGAGACAACTATGATATTAGCAGCAGCTCAATATTTGGATGATGAAACTATTTTGAAGCATTTACCATTTCTTAGTACTGATGAGGTCGAGGGTATACTTGATAATCTTGTGAGAGAAGAATCAGAGAGGTTTGTAAATGGCGGATCAAGCGAGGAAGCAGACAGACAAGAAACTCCAACAAATGGAGAAGGAAATCAGTAATATATACAAGGACGCTCAAAAAGATATTTCTGAAAAATGGGATAAGTTTATGAAGTCCCATTATCCTAAGCTTAAAGATGCTCAAGAAAAGTTAAAAGAAGCAGAAAAATCAGGTGATAAAGATAAGATCAAAGATGCTAAAGATGTATATGAGCGTACTGCTAAAAATATTACTGTAAACAATAGACGTTATCGTAATATGCTTGATGATGTTACGAATAAACTGGCCAATACTAATCAGATAGCACTTGACTATATTAATGGTGAGATGCCATCTATTTATACTATTAACTATAATGCATTTGGCAATGAAAAAATTAAAGGTTATAGTTTTTCTCTTGTCAATGAAAATGCCATCAAAGAACTTGCGACCAAGGATGAATTACTTGTACCCCATAAAGATCTTGATATAGATAAAGATAAAAGATGGAATACCAAAAATGTAAACAGTCAAGTTCTTCAAGGTATCTTACAAGGTGAGAGCATACCTAAGATGGCTAAACGTTTACAGAATGTGACTGATATGAATGAGAATTCAGCCATTAGGAATGCCAGGACTATGACAACATCTGCTGAAAATAAAGGCAGGCAAGACAGTTTTAAGAAAGCCGAGAGTGATGGTGTGATCATGGAGCGAGAATGGATTGCGGCTCATGATGGACATACTCGTGCCTGGCATCTTAACTTACATGGTGTAAGAGTTGGTGTTGATGAGCCATGGAACAACGAGTATGGAGATATAATGTACCCAGGAGATCCAGGTGCAGATCCTGCTAATGTATATAATTGCAGATGTAGCATGAGATCACATGTAGTGGGATTCGCATGGAATCAAGAGAGTAAAGAAGACGTTATTGAAGAAAAAACTATAGATGATGTGCAAGTTGAACATGAAGTAGTTAATGGCAAAGATATTTCTGCTACATGGGAACGTAGGTCAAATCAGTTTGATTTTGAAATTGAAGATGTCATTAATGCACAAGGCTTCGACGGATTGCCGAGAGTAGTGCCTGCGGATGAATTTGATAAATATGTACAGGAGAGTAATTTTATAGCACAGCGTGGGTATACTGCACCTGATGAAAAAACTCTTAAAGCTTATCAACAACAGTTATATGAGGGCAAGTGGTATGTTGACTGCTCAAAGGGAGGTTCTGCATATGGTAGAGGAATGTATGGTGCTTTTAATAGCGGGACAGAATTAGATTCACGTACTAAAAACATTGTTGAAGCGTATGGTTTAGCTGATAATGGCAAAATTGAAACATTTACGCTTGATCCATCTGCGAAAATTATTCAGTATAATGATGCATTAAAATTGCAAGATGCATTAAAAGAAAAAATTTTAGATGACACTAAAGAAGGTATGGAATTTCAAAAAACATTTGTTAAAGAAAAAATTGATAAACTTACAATGACAAAAGAAGAAAAAGATTATGTTTATGGACGATTTTTTAGTAATCTTGAATTACAATCCGAATCATCGAACCCCGTCGAATGGTATAAGAGTTTAGATGATACAAGTAAATCAAAATTAGACAACTTTGTTGAAGAAAATGTAAGGCCTATTAAAAAAGAAATGCAAAACATGATTGATACTTATTTAAATCTTGATGAAGGAGAAGTCGCTGCATTATACGGATATGACGCCATTATGACAAGGCTTGACCATGGTGAAATCATTGTTTTAAACCGAACAAAAGTTATATTCAAAGGAGAATGAGTATGATTGAGTTTAAGCGAAATAAAAAGACCGGAATATTAGAAGTATGGAAAAATGGCAAGAAGATAGGTGAAATTATTACTATGGGAGATGATATTAAAAATGGCTGATGTAAGCGTAAAAGTAGAAGATCATACTGCTGAAGTTTTAGCTGAATTAAATCGTAGAATACCGGTCATTTTGGATGCGTTAGCGATTGAAGCTGAAGGTAATGCTATTACCGAGGTCAACAGATTAGTATATGATACTCCGCCCTCACCTACTTATACGAGAACTGGACGACTTAAGGGGTCTATCTCTCATGCCAGTGATAATAAATATGCGTATATAGGAACTAATCTTGAGTATGCACCATATGTGGAATATGGTGCACGTGGAATGTCGCCAAGACCTTTTTTAAGAAATGCAATTACTGATTATGAAGATGATTATAAACGTATAATAGAAGATGGATTAAAATAAAGAGGAAGTCTATGCTTCCTCTTTACAATCTTCACATAAATGATAATCTTCGTTTATGTCAAACTCACTAATCTCTTCTCCGCACATATCGCAGTAACAATGTGGTACATGTCTTAATGAACATATGCTTCCTAAACAAGGATAACCAGGTACTGCACAATCACAGCAATCATTTTCTATTCTAATCATATTATTTAACCTCCTTATGCTAATATTTCAGCTAAATTCAATTCTGCATATTCATTAGCTATTGACTTAGCGACCTTCTTAACTGCACCTACGTTCTTACCGACGATAAACTTAATTGTGATCTTCTCCTCCAGTTCCAGCTCTTCCCATCGGTTCAGTATATTGATAAGACCATTGATTTCGCTTATGATAAGCTGCTTACTTGAAAAGGTGTACTGCTTGAAGTTCTTCCACCCATCACTTTCAACTAACTCCATGATGTTCATTGTGTAGGAGTAAGGATGAACCGCTTTGTCTTCCCAGTGATACTTGGTGATCATTGCTTTGATCTCTTTAACTGCCTCATTGACTTCCTCCGTTGTTGCTATTTGGTGATTCCATTTTCCATTCTTAAGTGATGTCATATTTTTCCTTTCTGCCATCGTAACCTCCGGGGCGGGTTAGTAGTTTATCCTATCTTTGCTACATTTTGCCAATTTACATCATCATATTCAACTGCTCTATCGTCTACGTCATCCCTCCAATATAATTCATCTGCTTCGCTCCAAGTGTAATGGAAACCCTTTTGAGAAGTAAATCCTCTCGGTATCATTCCCTCGTTAGATTCGCTATAGATGTATGCGTTTGTCATACCCGTTACCTCCTGTGGTGTGCTGTTTTGTTTATTTCTATAATTATACTATCACATTTTCATACGTTTGTAAATAGTTTTTTATAAAAAAGTTTTAATATTTATTTTTTTCCATTACCATAATATAATTAAAGTAGAATCTAATGACAAAGAAATGTCACCGAAGAAAAGGAGATTATAAGATGGCACTTTCAAGAAAGTTTTTATCAGCTCTGGGGATTGAAGCTGAAAAGATCGATGAGATTATTAATGCTCATTCAGAAACTGTAGAAGCTCTTAAAGAAGAAAGAGATTCGTTCAAGGAAAAAGCCGAAAAATTCGATAAAGTTCAATCTGATCTAGATGCGGCAAATAAAAAAATTGAAGATCTTTCTAAAGATGATACTTATAAGGTTAAATATGAGGCTCTTAAAGAAGATTTCAATGATTACAAAAAAGGTATTGAGACCGAAAAAAGTAATAACAATAAGACCGCAGCGTATAAGAGTTTATTGAAGGAAATCGGTATTTCTGAAAAACGAATTGATGCAGTTGCTCGTTTAGCAGAACTTGATAAAATCAAACTTGATAAAGATGGAAAGATCGAAGGAGCAAATGAGCTGAAAAAATCTTTATCTGAAGAATGGGCTGATTTTATTGTTAAAGCTGGAAAAGAAGGTGCAGAAACTTCTACACCACCAGAAGGTGGTAATGGAGTTATAAGAACTAAAGAGGAAATTATGAAAATTAAAGACACTCAGGAACGACAAAGAGCCTGGGGAGAATTCATTAGAAATGGAGGAAATGAAAATGGCAGCAACTAGTGTTGAAACTTTAACAAATCCGCGTGATAGTTTACCTAATGTATATGTAGATGTTACAGCAAGGGAACTCGATTTTGTAACAAGATTCGGTCGTAACTGGGATGCTCTTCGTGAGATTCTTGGTATTATGAGACCGATTAAGAAGCAGGCAGGTACACAGCTTAAGTCTTATACAGCTTCTGTAGCACTTGAAAATGGTAATGTTAATCCCGGTAATGTAATTCCTTATTCTAAGGCAACAGTTACTGAGGTTGGTTATGCTGATCTTAAACTTCAGAAGTATGCTAAGGCCGTTCCTGTTGAAGACGTTGACAAGTATGGTGTAGAGGTTGCAGTAGAAAAGACTGATGAAGCTTTTCTTAACGAGTTACAGACAGTTGTCATGGATGACTTTTACACCAATCTTACTGG